AAGACTGGACACCGGAAGCAGCTCGTCGATTCAAGGAACTCAAAGCCGAACTCAAGACCTACCGCAGTAGGTCTGAGGAACTGGAGCAAGTCGCGGCTCAGAAGGAAAGCCGACTTCAGGAATTGGAGGCACTCGCCAACAATCCAGAGTACCAGCAACTCCAAGACCGGATTGCTGAGTACGAGAAGAACATGCTCGTCACGAAGCTGGAGCAGAGCCACGCCTACCAGACCCTTGTTGAGCAGCCACTTGCCAACCTCGTACAGGAAGCCGATAACATTGCCGAGAAGTACTCGCTCGACTCCAATACTCTCCTTGAAGTCATTGCCAGCGACGACGAGGCCGCGCAGGAAGAACAACTTTCTGAGTTACTTGCCAACGCCAGCGACCGCGACAAGTTCCGCATCTACAAAATTATCGAGGAGACCAAACCAATCCTTGAGCAACGTAGGGTTTTGCAGGAGCACGCTGAGGCGGCTCTGCGCGAAGCTGAGGAGCTTGACAGCGTTCGGAACCAGCAGAGCCTTATCGAGCGTGTGCAACAGCGTCAGGAGGCTGCTAACGCAGTTGCTGACAAGCTCAAGAACAAGCTCACGTTCCTTTCCGGCATGGAGGGTGTGGACCTTTCGGCCTACGCCAAAGAAGCGGCAGAGCTTGAACCCTCTACCCTTGACCCTGTAACCGGAACCTATCACGCGATTGCTGCAAAGCTGTTGCCGAAGATGGCCGCTCAGTACATCAGTCTCCAGAAGGAGATCGATTCGTTGACCGACCGCCTTGCCGAGTACGACCGTGCCACACCAAAGGCTGGTGGCGGATCGCTCGCTACGGCTGGCGCACCTGTCGCCGCTGACGGCAAGTCATTCCTTGATGCAGTCTCTGCTGCATTTGGTCGCTAATCAAATTCGACAGCTTCGTACAAATTTGTATTGACAACTAATGCGATTTGTACGAAGCTACCCGCAACCCCAAAAGTTGCGACACCGACGGTCCGCTCCGTACCAGCCAAAAGCAAACACGGTTCTAGTAGGTGAGACACTTGAAAGGTAACTTGAAGCTAAGGCCCATGCGCCTGTCGCCCCGCTTCTGCGACACCCGTGTATTCTTTAACTTTAACAACCTTTTAACTTCTAACTACCTACTACTATGGCTGTAAACGCTGGACAACTCTTTTCGCAAACTGATGCGAATACCGCAATCGATACGGTCCTCACACAAGAGGCTAACCGTATCGGTCAGGACATTCATCGCCGCACGCTTCACGTGTCGCCTTGGATGGACCTCATCAAACAGACTGCCTTTCCGGACGGAATGGGTTACACCCTCGGCACTCTGATCTACGACCGTGCTCTCCCGACCACGACTGCTAACGGCTCGACCCTTGGCACGAACTGGATCGACGTGGGCGGTGCAACCGCTGATTCGCTTGCTACTACTAGCACCCTCGATCAGATCATCACTGGTTCCAAAGACACCAACATCGGTGCTGGCACCAACAACGCTAACGGCAAGTCGTTCATCTCGTTCGCTCGCCAACTCAAGCAGTACTCGTTGAAACGAGCCACCGTTGAGTCGCCGCGCATCAACGTGGAAGACCTTCGTTTCGCCGCTTATCGCACCGAGCAGCTCCGCGCTGTCATGGATGCGCTTACCGACGCGACCAAGTACTCGTGGGAAGAGCGTTATCGTGACGAGTATGACCGTATCTGCGCTAACTACGTGATCTGCGAAGCGAGCGGTACTGTCATCACTTCGACTGGTAAAGAAGGCAACGCTTCCGCCGACATCGACTTCGGTGCCGCTGGTGCTACTCCTTCCGCCAACATCTCGAACAAGATCCTTGACTCGATCTACTTCCGCTTGGTCCGTGCCGGAGCTGGTACGAACGCCTACGGTCGCGAGAACGCACGCCCTGTCTTCGCCCTTGTCTGCTCGTCGGAAGCCTCCTACGCGCTGCAAACCGAAGCTGGTTTCCGTGACGACGTTCGCTACAACAATGCGAAGGTCTCGGAACTCATCGCTCCGCTTGGCGTCGAGAAGTCCTTCCGTGGTTTCTACCACTTGATCGACGACCTCGCTCCTCGCTTCACCGATGACGGCGACGGCAACCTCACCCGCGTTCTGCCCTACACCGCTTCGAGCGGCGTGGTCACTCCGAACGCCTCGTACGAGACAGCCCCGATCGAAGCTGCTTACATCCTTCACCAAGACGTGATGGAGTCGCAGATCCCTGAGCCGATCAGCGGTTCTAACGGACTCACCTTCGATCCCGTCAACTATCGCGGTAAGTTCGCTTGGAAGAACATCCCTTCCATCGACCTCAACCCCGATGGCACAGTCGGCTTCTTCCGTGGTGTTCTCGCTTCTGCCTCGAAGCCCATCAAAACCGAGTTCGGTTTCGTGGTGCTCTTCGCTCGCACAAGTGCAACTCCTGCTGCCTAATTAACCCGCCGGAGGTTCTCTAAATAGGGGACCTCCGGCACATCTCTTTACGACAATGCCGACTCTTGACGACGCTCCTATTGTTCCTAAAATCACTGGCGCTGATGTTGCTGCTGACGATCTGATTCAGATCTATGACGTTTCGGCTCAACGCCCCAAAACCATCACGATTGCCCAACTGATCGTTGCACTTGATGCACTTGACGCTGGCGCTCTTGCTGACAGCTAACCTGAATCGGCACCCTGTAGCCTAAAAACTACAGGGTGCCTTTTCTCTTTACAAAAGGTTCCAGATCTGCCAACCTATTTCTGTAACCGAAAACATCAATTTCCAAAACAATGCCCGCCTACATCCCAATGCCCGAAGGTCTTCAGCTCCCTGAAGAACCACAATTTGATCTTCCTGTAACCTTCGAGGTGCGTGACAATATGCTTTACGCTCTTGCTGTTGGGGGCCTACCTGTTCCGCAAGAGGGCGAAGAGCCTGAAGAGATGGAAGAGGAAGCACCAGAAGGCGGAGAAATGGATTTCATGGCTGCTGTCGAAGCTGGTATGAAGAAACCACAACCTAAATAACACTATGAAGACCACAGCATTGGGTATCCTGACTATTGTTGCCACGCTTGCTAATGTGGGCGTGCAAGTCCTTAAAGGTGGCGCACCTGATTTCATGGCTGCGTTTGCCGCTGTAACCGCCGGAATCGGCCTAATCAAAGCTCGCGACAACAAGTAATGACTACAGACCAAGGCAGGGACCTACTGCACGGCGTTGCTGGCACTGTGGCCCCTGCCCTTGGGGTCATTACTTCGTTCCAAGAGCAACTAGAATGGGGCTTGCGCATGACCTCACTGACAATCGGTATTGTCGTGGGGTTGCTTTCCCTATTCCGACTGCTTAAGAAACTCTAAATAGGTCAAGTATAACACGACCTACAACGTAGATCCTAAACATGAGCACCATCGGAATCTGCATCGGCCACAGCCGCAGCGGCGATAAGGGTGCCGTCAACACAAAAGGTGCAAGCGAACACACCTTCAATAGCAAAATTGGGCACATTACCGCCGATTTGCTACGAAAAAAGGGATATACAGTGCATGTTGTTGACGAATATAAGGGGGGGTCCTACTCCTCAGCGATCTGCTGGCTATCGGACCACCTTGCAAAACTCGGCGTAAATGTGGCTGTTGAGCTGCACTTTAACTCTGCCGGACCGTTCGCTCAAGGCCATGAGTGGTTGCACTGGTTCCGTAGCACAAAGGGGCAGCGTCTGGCATCCTGTTTCAATCACGCTTTTAAGGAATCCTTTCCAGAAGCTCGTGTACGCGGCGTCAAGTCCGCTGATAAAGAGGACAGGGGCAGCTTGTTCCTGCGTATTACCCGTTGTCCAGCGGTTATTCTTGAGCCTTTCTTCGGTTCCAATAAGTCCGAAACGGACTTTTATACAGCCAACCAAACCAAGATGGCGGAGTGTTACGCCAAAGCCCTAACCGATTACTTGACATGAAAGGAATGATCCCACTGCCCGACGGCATCGCCCTACCGGAAGACGCTTCGACCAAACCCTTTAGCCTTAGTGGTATGTTCCTGCTCCGTGGGGACAAACTGATGGCTCTTGAACTTGACGGAAAGCCTGTACCTTGCGGTGAGTATGAGGAGGAAGAGGGTGAAGAAGAGGAAGAAGGCGGTGAGGAAAAAGAACACGGCTGCTGTGGAGCATACAAGGAAGGCGAGATGTGCAAGGACTGCCCTAAACAAGAAGGCGGGTTCCTTGTTGCTATTGAGCGAGCCATGAAACCCTCAAAACGTAGTTGACAAAGCACTTAACACTGCCTATCCTGTAGGCCGTGAGCGCAGCAAACTACGATCTCTCCATCTCTTGCGGCGAGGACTTCAACTTCACGTTGCGAGTCCTTGACGCCTTTGACGATCCAATCAATTTTACTGGATCTAGTTACGTCGCGGAGATCCGCGAGGAACACAAGAAGCCGCTTATTGCAGCATTTGCAGTAACATCTTTGGGCGACGGCACACTCAAGTTCGCCTTAACAGACACCCAAACAAAGCTCATTAGCCCCACTCGAAAGTACAAGTGGGACTTCTTTTGGACCCAATCTGGTATCACAACTAAACTCCTTTACGGCAGCGTGACTGCTGTATCCAACATCAGTAACTTGTAATGGCCTCTAACGAAACATCGAAATATAAGTTGTCTGTAGTTGAGGGCACTGAATTAAAGCTGTCTCTCAACGGCGCTCAAGGACCAATCGGACCAGCCAACACGCTGTCGATTGGTACTGTCACGACCGCCGAAACTGGTGTGCCAGCAGCGGCTAGTATTACTGGTTCCAGCCCGACGCAGACGCTTAACCTGACTTTGCCGAAAGGAAATACAGGCACAGGCGCTGTTGTTATGGTTGGCTCAACTACAACTGGCGCTGCTGGTAGTTCTGCCTCCGTCACCAATTCTGGTACGAGTAGTGCGGCTGTCTTAAACTTTACTATTCCGCGTGGCAACACTGGAAATACGGGCGCAACCGGTCCAGCTAATACTCTTTCGATTGGCACTGTCGGAACTGGCGTAACGCCATCCGTTACTATTACTGGTGCAAGCCCCAACCAGACCCTTAACTTTGTACTCCAAAAAGGTGATAAAGGCGATACAGGCGATACTGGTCCCATCGGACCAACTGGCGCGTCGTCGAGTGTGTTTCCTTATTTTGCCAGAACAACTTCGACCAGTGGCGACCCATCCGTAACATTCATTACGTGGAACCAATCGACTCAAGTTAATGCTACATTCCTAAATATTAATCATATTGGATCTGATGGTAATGACTACGATGTATTCCTTGCTTTAATTAAACAGAATGACTTTGTAATTGTTCAAGCGCAAGGAGACTCCGATAAGTTTCAAAAGTTTCTAGTTACTGGTGCACCAACTATTATATCAAATAGTTATGTTCGGATTCCAGTAACTAATGATTCTTTCGGAACCAGCCCAACAAACTTTACACATAACGATCCCGTTCTTTTCATTATCCAGTCCATCGGCCCTACTGGCCCGACTGGACCATCTAATACACTCTCCATCGGAACTGTAACTGCCGGAGGAATTGGTGTTGCTTCTGCCACGATTACTGGTACTTCGCCAAACCAGACGCTGAATCTGGTTATACCTACTGGTGCAACTGGCGCTACAGGAAATACTGGTACAGCAGCTACTATCACTGTTGGCTCCGTTGCAACTGGTGCGGCTGGCAGTTCTGTAACGATCAACAATAGCGGAACAAGTGCCGCAGCTGTTTTCGATTTCTCTATTCCGAAAGGCGATACTGGAGAAACTGGTCCGATTGGCCCTTCGATTGAGTCGCTCATCATCAACGAAACTACGACGGCGCGCACGCTCTCATTGACGGACACTAATCAGTACATCCGTTGTACAAACGTCTCTCAGACATTTATCACAGTGCCGCCGGAATCCGCAGTCGCATGGACCGAGGGCGCAGTCGTCTATTTCCGCCGCGACTCTACTGCTGGCGCAATTAGCCTGACCGCTGGTTCCGGTGTCACAATCAACAACGGCAGCATCGCGCCAACTATTCCAGTCGATCAGAACTTCGCTCTCAAGAAAGTAGGAACGAACATTTGGGATCTCATCTAAATGGATCTGAAGCACATCATCCCGCAACAGCGTAGGCGGTCCGCAGGACCTGCTTTGGATATTCAGTATTCGGTAGATAGGACGAACGTCCCGCGTGTCGGACCGACTCCGACATTTACACGCGCAAGCTCAGGCACGTTCGTGAATGAGAACCGACGTATTGTCGGAAAAACGACCAGCACCACTTCACTCAATCCGGCATCCGTTCCGGTCGGCGGTGTCGCTGTATTCGCTGTCCCATCCGGCAGCGTTGTCGGTTGGCTCAATGACTCCGTCGTCTCCGTCATGGTTGACTCGGACGGCAACGATCAGGTTGACGCGCAAGCACACGTCACCGGAACCCTGCTTCATAAGACCAATACCGCGATCACCCTTCTCGTCACCAGCAAAGTCGGCACGGCAACAGTATCGAGTTGGTTCGTGTCTTATCGTGGGCAGCGCATCACGCACGATCCGGTTACAGGCAGGTGTTTGGGTACATTGATCGAGCAAACAAGGACGAATTTATTACTCCAAAGTCAGAATTTCGGAACAACTTGGACTGATGATATTGCGCGAATATCCATCTCCATCGACCAGACAGTAAGTCCGTCCGAAATAAACGACGCCGACAAAATATCAGAAAATACTACAATTTCAGAAAGAAGGATATGTATTCAAAGTTTAAACTTTACATCTGGAACGACGTATACATTTTCTTGCTATGTTAAAGCCGCTGAAAGAGAAATAGTTCAATTGGGGTTTGGCACAAGTATTGGGGCTCAGTATCAAAATTTTATTGTTGGTGGCGTTAATGCGGGCTCATTAGGGGGCGGATCTGGAACAACCGCCTCTATTCAAACGTTAAAGAATGGTTGGTACAGATGTACTGCTACTATCACAGCTTCTGCAACTGGTTCCAGTCAAGTAACTGTCGGACCTAATATTTCATCAACGGCACTAAGATGGGCTCCGTATGTCGGCACAATCGGTAGCGGAATCTTTGTTTGGGGCGCTCAACTTGAAACCTCACTAAACGCAACCAGCTACATTCCGACAACCGCTGTTAGCACAGCGCGAGCGCAAGACTTGCATACGATTACGGGAGCCAACTTCTCGTACATGTACAACCAGAGCAGCGGGACTGTTTTCTGCTCTCATGAGGTTTCTCCGTTTAATGGCACTCACGGAGTCTACGGGATTACAGCTTCAATTAGAGCAGCAGCAGGTATTACTGCGGTCAGAAATAATTCTACATTGCTGGTTACGGGAGTGTATAGTTCGCCTCCGAACTTTGATAGTCAGGCGTCTTTTGCTTCTAGTGTGTCAGCATCTGGTCAAACAAAAAGTGCGATTGCCGTTCGCACAGATGATTTTGCTTACTCCGCCAACGGATCAATTTCAACGGATAGTTCAGGCACACTAAATCCGATCATGGATAGATTTGTGATTGGGGCGACAGGCAATTTATCAGGCCCGCAAGTCGGTAGTAACATATTTTCCGCGATCCTCTACTATCGTGATCGCCTACCAAACGCCGAACTCCAAACCCTAACCTCTACCGTATCAGAAACTATCGTTTACAACGGCGTTGCCATCTGGTACAACGGTGAAGGACTCATTGAAACATCATAAACAAATACTACTATGCCAATCGACTTAGGAAACGCACCAACTGGAACGCCGCCAACGGCTGAAGAGAAGACACAGATCCTCTCCGCTTTGGGTATTCCAGACGTATCGACCCGCTCCGGCGCAGAGAACCTCTCAAACAAGACCCTTGTCAGTCCGGCCTTTAGTGGCACGGCGACTGGTCAGTTGGAGCTTCCGACGCAAGCGTCGTCGTCAGCTAATAGCGTTATGACGCGAAATCTACATGAGCAAGAGTTTCACCAAAACTTTTGGGCTCCGATCAATTGGGTCACGCCTACTGCGACAGCAAATGCTAGTGGATCGGTATCTGGACAGAATGCTGTTTTGGGTGTGACGGTTTCTGCAGTAACTGGCAACAACGTATATACATCAGATTTTGACAGCATCTTTGCTAACTCTGGTTCCGGTTCTAACAATCGTTTTAGTGGTGCGAATTTTACCATGTGCTTTGACGCGCAATGCAACGTATTCAGTAACAATGAGATTAGATTACTTTATGGTGTGACGAATTCTACCACATCACTAGCCGCCGCTGGTTTCGCCGTAGTATGGACTTCCAGCACGACATTAAAACTTCAGATTCACAATGGAACTACGCTGCAAGAATCGCCATCTCTAACAATACCATCTCTTTCGATCAACAACTTTCATAGATATATGGTCGTTTGGAGTGGATCAACTCTAACTCTGTACAACAAGCAATGGGCTCCAACTGGAGTCCAGACCCGTTGGTCATTGATTGGCTCGTTTACCGGAACTTCTTTACCGACGACCACTTCGGGGACTAAGATTGTTGCTTCAAGTGTCGCAATCGGGGCGGGTGCAAATAATTCAAACTTCCGAATCCGCAGCTTTTATGTAGCCCCATTTGTGGCAACTATCTAAACCCGATGACCGACTACCTCCTCAAGTTCCCGTCCAGAGACGTCGCCATCCAGTTTGGCGCGTCTACTGGCCTTGCCGTGCAGGATGACGACGGCAACTGGTACCCGAATCTTGCATCCCACGAACATGCACTTTTGGAGATCGGGCCCCACAACGGAGAAAATTATTGGATTTTGTTCCGCGATCTGGTCGGTATCCCCATCCCAACTGGCGGCGAAGCGTTCATCTATTGGGCATCCGACTGGAGCGTTCTGGACGAAGACGGTCTGGAAACCCACATCCCACGGCCTGTAAATGATCCCGATGTCCCGAACGTCTTTTGGGCTTAATCCTTGACCCCGAACCCCAAACCCTGTAGACTCCTATTATGACTGACACAATCCTCAAACAAAATGCCGGACGCGGTGGTGCTGAAATTGTGAAGGGCCCCATTCAAATTCCAGCGGGCAACTATTGTGCCATTGAATTCCTCACTAGCGGCGGTTTTTTGGTTGCTATGAACGCGCCCCTTTTGGAGGGGAACCAACTGAGCCTAAGCCTTCCTGCTGGATTTCGTATTGACACCCCAATTATTGGGGGCTCCGGCATTGTCAATGCAACTGCAATTCTATATCGATCTGTATAACTTAAAGTTTTTATCTTATGACTGACACCATCCTTAAACAAGAAGCCGGACGCGGCGGCGCCGTAATTGTGAGTAACGGAACACCTCCGGCTGGCGAATACTGTAGACTTCATTGGGTTTCCTCCGGCACAATTACGACGGCCCTAAACGCACCGCTCCTTACCGGAACCCAAACCGGAATCACGTATCCTGCAAACAGCAGCATTAAGACCACGATCATTGGCGGGACTGGCGTAATTACCGGAACCGCTATCTTCTACAAAGCAATTATCGACTAAGCTAAAATGCTCGCCGCCAACTACGATATCACGATCGACCGTGCAGCTGAATACAGCTTCGTTCTGACCATCCAGAACCAGTTGCAGCAGCCGATTGATTTGGACCCGCCAGCGGCGGCAGCTTACGGTTTCTTTGCCGACATCCGCGATGCCGTTACGAAGAAAGAAGTGGTGTCATTTACGCCGACCATTCTTGACGATGGCAACAACGGTCAGGTAGCCTTCAACCTTTCAGAGGCGAACACGCTTTCGTTGAAGCCTTCCGGTAGCTACGAGTACGATATCTTCATGCAACGCGCCGCCACTATGGAACGCTTGCTTTACGGCTCCGTTACGGTGCGGGCCAACATCACCAAAGGAGCACCAGTAGACCCAATTAGTTAAGACCATGCCCTCAGACACCTACATCTTGACCGTTTCAGAAGCCGGAGTTTCGGTTCCGTCCACCCACGCCAGCACCCACATTACTGGCGGCAGCGACGTGATCCCAACTGCGACATCGAGCACTAGCGGCCTGATGAGCGCAGCCATTTTTAACCAGCACGTTACTAACACCGCTAAAGTCTCCAACGCCAACCACACTGGCGACGTCACTGATGCTTCCGGTGTCCTTACTGTTAACAAGATTAACGGCGTAGCTCTATCTTCTTTCCCAAACAACACAGTTTTAAAAACTACAACTGGTGGTATTATTGCGGCTGCTACCGCTAACGACTACCCAACGCTAAACCAGTCTACAACTGGCAACGCACTTACGGCGACAACCGCTACAACCGCTACAAATATCGCTGGCGGTGCTATCGGTTCAGTGCCATACCAAACTGGATCTGGAGCCACAGCACTACTCGCAGCCGGAACCGCTGGATATGTTCTCAAGTCGAACGGATCAGCCGCTCCTTCATGGGCTCCCGTCGATCTTTCTGCTGGAATCTCTGGCAGTCTTCCTGTCGCTTCTGGCGGCACTGGCGCAGCTACCTTCACTGCTGGTGTCTTGAAGGCGAACGGAACGAGTTCGTTTACCACTGTCGCTGCTCCAGCTGGAGATCTTGTTGGAACATCTGATTCGCAGACGCTTACCAATAAAACGTTTGGTAGTGGTGTTACTTTTAGCACAGCTATTCCAGTTACTTCCGGCGGCACTGGTGCGGCTACCTTCACTGCTGGTATCTTAAAGGCGAACGGAACAAGTTCATTCACAACTGTGACTGCTCCAGATGGAGCTATTGTTGGGACAACTGATACCCAAACCTTAACGAATAAGACTCTTACTTCTCCGACAATTTCTGGTGGCACAATTTCTTCGCTGTCATCCCCTATCGCAGTTGCTTCCGGCGGTACTGGCGCAGCTACCCTTACTGGTTATGTAAAAGGAACAGGCACTACAGCAATGACTGCTGCTGCTACAGTTCCGGTTGCTGATCTTACTGGAACTCTACCAGTCGCAAACGGCGGTACTGGCGTAGCTACCCTTACTGGTTATGTAAAAGGAACAGGCGCTACAGCAATGACTGCTGCTGCTACAGTTCCGGTTGCTGATCTTACTGGAACTCTACCAGTCGCAAACGGCGGTACTGGCGTAACTACTTCGACTGGTTCTGGCGCAAACGTACTTGCAACTTCACCGACTTTAGTTACTCCTGTTTTAGGCACACCAGCAGCTGGCAGTATCCTCACTAACTGTACTGGTTTGCCTCTTACTGCTGGCGTAACAGGAATACTGCCAATCGCCAATGGAGGCACAGCGAATGACGGCACTGCCGTAACAGCACTTACATTTGACACACTCAAATTTAAAACATCTAGCCAATCAACTGGCGCTCTTTCGGAGGGCCAGCTTCGTTGGAACGGGATCGACAAGACACTGGACCTTAAAATGTCTGGCACTTCTGTCACGCAACAAGTTGGTCAAGAGGTGCTAATGCGGGCAACGGCCTCTCAGAATATTCTAAACGGACAAGTAGTCTATATCGACGGTTCTTTTGATGGGATGCCCGAAGTTGGTTTGGCTTCCAATAATTCGTTGTCGGCTAAGTCGGTTGTCGGACTCGCTACAGAAAATATAAATATTGGTGAATCTGGTTATGTTACCTTAACTGGATTGGTGCGCGGCTTAAACCTAACTGGATATACCATCGGACAAGAAGTATGGCTATCAACTAGCGGTGGGATCACGGCAACTGAGCCAACGTATCCTGCACACAAAGTACGTGTTGGATACGTTTCTCACGTAGACGCCTCTACAGGTTCTATTTACGTAACCCCAAAATATTTTGAGAACGGTCTAGTAAATGGCACTGGCAAGATTGGTTATATTAATGGTTCTGGCGGTATTGTTACACAGAATACAAGCAAGACAACTGGCGTTACCCTTAACACAACAAACGGGCAGATTACGATGAATAGTGCCGCCCTCTCAGCGAACACAACTGTTTCGTTTACTCTTACAAACTCCAAAATAGAAGCTGGTGATGTTCTCATCCTGAACCATATTTCCGGCGGCACTAACTTCGCATCATATGTCCTGAACGCTAGATCAGCTGCTGGTTCTGCGACAATTGATGTCCGTAATGTGACTAGTTCATCACTGTCAGAAGCAATCGTAATCGCCTTCGCTGTAATCAAATCTGTAACAATTTAACGCATATGCCATTTGAAATAGCATCTCTATCATCTAGTGATACAACGATAAAAGTCTTGCGGAATAAGCCATTTAACATAGCTTTGAGTAGTTTTTTATCCATATCCTCTGATGAGGCGTTTGGTTCTCCGAAATTTTCAAGTGGCCTCTTTTATTCGGTAAGATCAAATTCTTGGGATCAATTTAACAGAGAGGGTTATGTGGTAGTTAGTCCGTCTCTTAGTTCGAACAGTACTCCCAACACAACTCGGGAGTTGTACCTGTGGAGTTCTCTTTTTGCATCTATTACATGCGATAATCTACCGTCCGGTGTTAATTTTTTTAAAGAACGAAACTCAATATATTATTATTGCGACCCATTTGATTTATTAATTAATTCATACCCATCTAATACTAGACTTTATGGAACTATAAACACTTCTGGAACATATGAATTTTATTTAAAAGCAAACATACTCTTTGTACCAAATCAGTATTATAAAGTTACAGCGGACTATCTTAGTTACGGCACCTTTTCCCTACCTCATGACTCATATTCACAATTTGTAGCTTCCCTAGTGCCTGAACCTTCTGGTAATGTAGCACAACCATTACAAATTGGAGAAGAAAGAGATAGAGACATAATTCGAGTCTCTAGTGATACCATTAAAGTAACTTTAGTTGTGGAAGACCCACCTGATGAAGTTAATTCTAACCCTAATCCTAACCCCAACCTTAACCCGACTCAAGCAACTACTGGATCGAGTACAAGCGAAGTCGAGTTGCATGTGGTACCAATCACGACTTCAACCCTTACTTCGTCCGCTAGATCTATTACAGTACCGTTTACCGCAACTCGAATAGCGACTACTTCTGCACCCACACAGAGCTTCATGGTTAAATTCGGCGGAGTTAATGTGATGGACGCGGCGTTTGTTACCACTTCAATTGCAGCTACGTCTTGTGTAATTTCTGCAAAAATATCAAAAACATCTTCGTCAATGTTTAGATTTGATATTTCAATAAACAGCAGCATTGATGGTGTACAACAACAATCTATAACACGTACTAAATCTGTTTCTATTTCAAGTTTCTCAAACTCAAATCTAAGTTTACACGCAACCAATGCTGCTGGATCAAGCGCACCTATTATCTCTAATTACGGAAATATAATTAACGTCTAATAGACTAGAATTAAAATATGGCAGTCTCACAATTACCACAAGCCCCGTATAGGCAAGACCGCAAGATCTTCCCAACCCCAATTATTGGGGATGTCTTGTTCAGTGAAGTACGTGACTGCAATCGTGGCAACCCGTTCCCTGAATACGGAACCCCGTATCCTAACGCCAACAAATGGCCTAACCATAAACTGGTTTATATTAAGCCAGTTGATATCGAGCGCAACGAGATCTTTGAGTTCTTTTATGCAGCAGAGCGCGAGAATCAGGATCTCTACAACTTCGCTTTCGGACTACGGAGTATTGGCAATAGGGAGTTCCGCACAGTTACTCGTACCTATGTCACGCTCCGTGAGAACTTCAAGCCGACAGATATCGAGTTTGGTACTCCGATGCTGAACGTACCGGAAGATAAGTTTGAAGGAGTCAATTACGTTTTCTACGACAAGGAACAGCAGAACACGCAGCAGGAAGAACTGAATGCTCTGTTCGTTATTGAGGCCCACAGCTACGTGGAAGAGGCTGTGCTCGACGAAGTACTGACGCTTTCTACTGAGAGGCAAGATCCTTTGCCGCCTAAGTTCCGTGTGCTGTCGCCCACTACTACGACAGATGAATTGGCAGAAGGATCGGTCGAAACGCCAGTACTTACAGGCGACCAGCTCGCAGCGACTGAGGACCAACTCAATACGAATCTCAAACGCAAGCGTACCGTTTCTCGCTCGTCAGCGGAGAACACCAGCTCGTTGAGTGGTAAACAAGTCACTAATGATCTTCAAGTCGCTAATGTAGTAGAGACCATTGTGCCAGATGGCACAACGATTACTACATCCGCTCTTACTGTTGATGGCTCCGTCGAATCATTGGGCAACGGACAAAGCATTCAGCGTGTCATAACTGCACCGGAACTGTTCGCCGCAGAATCGTATTCTGCTGAAAGGCCGGACGTTGTTCCGGAAAAGTTCCGTACTGCCATTCCGACAACTACGGAAGAGCGGAGTATAGAAGGAATAGCCGAAACGCCAGTTCTTGAAACTGGTGATATTTCTGCTACAGAACAACAGCAAAATGTTCACGTTAAGAGGACTAGAAAAACTAGACGCGATACAGCGGCTCTTCCTAAATCTCTCACTCAAAAAGCCACCACTAACGATAAGCAACTTGCTACCGTTACTGAAACCCTTCAGGTTGGTGATACCGCCACACAGCCGTCGGCGCTTATTGATATCCAAAGTGAGGCTTTGGGCGACGGTACATATGTAGTTCGCAAAGTCGAAGTGCCTGAACTTTTTGAAGAAAAGGCTTTCGGTGTTGAAAAGTTTGACAATATCCCAGAAAAATTCAGGGCTGAAGTTCCAACGAAAACCCAAACCACAAATAAGATTGGGCAAGTACCGGAACCCCAACTCGCAACTGGAGAACTTTCAAGAACTACACAGCAGCTGAATGAGTTTGTCTATAAAGAGCAAATCACTAAGCGTGACGTGACAAGCAATGTCGCACTTCCCGAAGTCCAGAGAGCTTATGTCGAAGGAACAATTGCCAAAGTTAATGAGAAACTGTCAACAAGCCCGACGATTGAATCTGGTCTACTGATTTCTGAATCCGCCGCCACTCCTATTGGAGATGGTAAATTCATTGTTCAAACGGTTAAAGTTAATGAATGGCCACAACTTACAAGCTCTGAGTGGGACAACGAGCTTCAGGTACAGGTGCAAAAAACGGAACAATTTGTTGCTCCGTCTTCGAGTTTTACTGAAGTAAATACTTCTTACCGCGCAGTAAATAAAGATAGATCTCTGAAGGTTACGGAAACTGAGCCTACAGCGGCTCTTTCTTCATACGTAATGAGTTTCCCGATTCAGGTTGATGTCCGACTTCCAGATGTGCTTAAATCAATTTCTGTAGTATGGGCAGAAGACTTAGCTGAAGGCAATTACGACTCTCAGTGGCAGGGCTCTAGTAGCGGTACGTCGTATGGTTTAACGGGCAGTGAGAGTGCCTCTTCTGAATCTTCAGCCAGCATTAAGCCAGAACTTATAATCGACATTGAACGTCCATGGGGCGCAGATGTGTCCGCAACAGCGTATTACTTCTTCCTAAAAGGAAACAATAATGTAATAAGTGAATCAGCATTTTTAAGTAAAGTTTCCCGAATAGCTGGAGCAGCACAACGCTGGCCCACCTTTAAACCAGTATCTCATACTATTGTACTAACTGGTGGCTCTGCTCAAGTTCAAGCTAAAGTCAATTGGAGCGCAGCTAGATCTGCATCTAGCTCATCCAGTACAAGCGAAAAAACTACAGGACAAGGAACTAGCTACGGCGTTGGCACATCTTTAAACGCCGTAACAATTTCCCCAACAATTCATGGGGCGATTACAATTAGTGGCGCAGAAGCCAAAACAAAATTAGTCACGTCTAATTGTAATTCGGGAACAGGTCCAGTAAGCAACTTTCCTTTCGTCCTAACGGCAGCAGCAGCAAGTCACACCTTAAACGCGGATGTAAATCCTAAAACATTAGCGGCCACAACCCCTACTGTAATTCCAACATCAGGAAAATACATCCTTAAATCAGAAGTTGTGCCCTACAAATGGGGCTGGGCCCGCTGTTCTGCTGTAGTTCTTGACGCATCAGTATTAGCATAATACTCTAAAAATATGGCTGAAGAAGATAAGGACGATTTCCGTGCGAAAGAAAGCGCCGCACGTGAAGAGAGGCGTGCAAAAGAAAATGCTTCGCGTGAAGAGAGGCGTGCAAAAGAGAACGCATCGCGTGAGGATAGGAAGGCGAAGGAAAGCGCATCGCGCGAAAGGAGTCAGGGAAAGGCCCCAAAGGGAACATCGGAAAGAAAGGCCGCAAGGGAGGAAGCTAACAAGTACGACATCGACACAAAAGGGATGTCTACTAGAGAGATTAAAGGGGCGGTGTCCGAAGCCAAAGCGGTCGAGGAAGACATGATGAAGTTTATTGAGAAGAGTCTCGGAAACTTTACAGCCAAAAAAGGCGGGGAAGTCGCCCCGACAAATACACCAGCTACGACTACTAGCAGAATCACAGAAGACAAACCATCTCCATTAACACCAGCTGGGGGGACTCCAAAAGGTAGGGGTGGTGGTGGTTCTAGTATACCGGAGCCACCTTCTAGTGGGATATATGTGCTCGGCTCTGTCGATGGCGAGATTGAGTGGTTTGAAACTGATAGCTGTAATTAAAATGGCAAATCCAAAAATACCAATCAATAGTTATTATGGGGGCGATATAAATATTGTCCAAATTAAAAGTCGTGCGGGGGAGTATAAGATACCGTGTAGGTGTTGTATTTCTTGTTATAGCGGGTCTCCTAGTGGGCCTAATGTATTTGAAATCACAGAAGATGAGTTTTACGACATCGCCACTGCAACTAGTTACACAGCAACTATAAGTGGTTCGGTGAGCGCAAAATACATTAGATATCTTAGCGGCCAATTCTGCCAACTCGGACAGTATACAAATTTTAAAGGCGAGGGAGTTTCCGAAGCCCTCATCAATTTGAGTGAGACGCGAATATCAAGTGGTTGTCAGCTAAACTACCTAAACTTAAGCTATGTACAAGACACATGGCACGAAAACTGGACAGTTATTGAGGGTCCCCCGTGTGATCCCCCTGTAGAGGAGACAAGCGGAAACGACTACTCTCAAGACATTATAAAGTTTGGATTTCTATCATCTCTTTGGAGCGCAGATGATAAATTTTATTTGCAGCTAGACTTTCCTAACAATACTTATCAAAGTAGGGGTGTTGTAGATGGCACATTTTTGTTTTTACCTGACTACCAACAACCACCTTCAGGATATATTCAATCAAATGGGGGTTGTTCTTTTTCTATAAACGGGAATGTTGTGAATCTTATAGCTTATGAATATGTCACACCATATGGCCCGCCCCCAGAATTTAGACCTATTTTTACAGCAAATCTTTCTTTTGAGGTTAATATGTAGTAGTTTTTGGTTTAACATAACAATAATCTAATGAATTGCCAATATAGAAATATATCTTATCCTATTTGCGGATTGGGGTTATATAAAGGAATGCCAAGTATAGGAATGTGTAATTTGTGTATAGAGAAAGAAGAAAATACTATTAAACACGCGCAGACCGTGTTAGATAAAAAAAATATCAATATCCGGCTAACGAATCAAGTTGAAGCTCAAGTCGAAACCCAAGTTGAAGCACAAGTTAAGTCTCTAGCAAAAGCAATAACTAAATGGGGCTCGTCCGGATTTCAAATAACTGACCCATCTGTATTTAATCAAAGAATGACAACCTGCAAAGGATGCGAGTTTTGGGACTCAGAGGCACTCAACGGCACTGGACGCTGCCGCAAATGTGGCTGTTCCACATGGGCCAAACTAAGGATGGCCACTGAAAAGTGCCCTATTGACAAGTGGTAAAGAATTACTTGACAACTGATAGCCGACAACCTACCCTCTGACCTGTAATGAAAACTAAGACCAAAAAGCAAGTAGCCTACCTGCTCAGTAAGGTTAGCCCCCTCAGTAATAAGGAGCAGGGCAAACTGAAGGGTGAGCTTCACAGCGGTGAAGTCAAAACCAAACCCAAAAAGTAATGCCCGCCACTACGGTAAATCAGCTGGTTCCGATGCTCAGTCAGTACATCGAACCAGACGGCGAGTTCAAGACAAGCCTTAATCAGGTCTTGTCTCGTATCTACAACATGGGGACTTACCGTGATCTTACTATCCAGTACAGTCTGCCTGTTGTTGACAATTGCGTTACGCTGCCGGACGAAGCTGATTCGGTACTTCACACCATTGTGGATAACCAGCCAGTGCCCGTCCGTTCTTTGTGGCACGACTTCAAATCGGTCGGCATGGGGGTCGGCGCAGCTGACCTTACATGGGGTCTGGTTGACGCTGGTTTTCACCCGTTGAAGCGGTTGATTACTACCGCTACCGATACTTTGCACATTGTTCCGTCCGACCAGTCACCGACGAAAACCAATTTCAATCCTAATGACGGCGGCGAGATCGTGGTCACAGCGACAGATGGCGATAAGATTTATCAGTCAACCACCGATACCGTATCTGATAACGACGTCCCTCTCACGTTCGCAGAGGACATTAACGCTGTGATTAGTATCCGCTTCGACGGTCTTACGGATGCCTACGACATCCGAACTACTGCGGGTAATTCCGATACCACAATTGCCACAGTCGGACCGGATTCCGGCGTCACTCGCTATCGTAGGTTCAGACTGAACCGTTCGACCAATGACGAGACTGTCGTTCATGTTCTCTGCAAACGAGCCTTCCAGCCTGTGCGCTCCGATAACGACATCGTGTATGTCGGCAATGTCGGTGCTTTGAAGCACGGTCTTATGGGCCGCTTGATGGAGGACAACGCTGATATCGAGCGTGCTGAATACCACTGGAACAAGTGCATGCAGCTAATGGAAGAGGAAGCCGCCACCTCAAGGGGCGCTGCCATTCCGAGGCTGAATGTTGATCCATACGGTACTGGCAACCTTAATCGTATTTACCAACTGTACTAATGATAGTTATTAAACCTTCCGGTGAAGACCGGAAACAAGCACGCGCTGAAGCCAAAGCGATGGGTGTGCTCAGGGGCTCAATCGCAAGAGGTCGGGGCAACGAGATTGGAATGATGGGCGAGATGCTTGTCCACCGCGAGATCGGAGGCAGTAGAGTAGGCGACATAAACTTCGCTTACGACATCACTATGCCAGACGGCGTAACCATTGACGTGAAAACGACTAAGGCCGCTAGTGTGCCGGAACCCCATTATGTGGCTCGCGTGTACGGTGCAGAGTCCAGTGCAGAAAAGATAGGCAGCAAATGTGATGTCTACTATTTCGTTAGGTGTAACCAACAAATGACTCTCGCCACTATTATTGGTTGGTTGCCAGCAAAAGAGTTTATTGCGAAAGCAACCTTCCTGCCTAAAGGCAATGTTGATCCAAATGATGGCAAGCTATCTTTCTCTGATGAGTTTGTGGTACCCATCTCAGAACTGAACCCGCCCTCCGTGAAGATCACGAAGAAGCGGGTTCGTTAGTTCCTTAGAAGTCGCCACCTTGATCGATGTCGTACGCCTCTGAGAGATCGATCTCCCAGATCTTGCCGCCACCTTGACCCTTGCTCCGTACCGGACGGACGTTCTTGTTGTGCTGACTTACCTCTTCGAGGACCGTCATGCCGCGACGGACGAACTCCAGATTTCCGCTGTTGCCGACGCTACGACCGCCGTTACATTCTTGTAGCACAACGGTGAACTCAGTAAGAGTGCCACGCCACTTGGTAAGAGATACGGTTTCACGGACCTTCTTAGCGAAGAACTCCACCATTTCCGCAATAGCAGAACGCGAGCTATTGTCGTAAGCTGCGGCTTCGATGAATGAGTCGATATAGGTCTTAACGCCGAATCGGTTGGAGTCCTTTATCTCAATCGGTACCTGCCAGTCGTAAAGCCACTTGAGGAAGAACGGCAGTTCGGTGTTGATCGTGTTCTCTACGAACTCGTTTGAGCCGAACTTCACCTTGTGTCCGCTATTGATGCGCAACGCAATGATCTTGTCTCGGTTACTACTGTCAAGTGACGGCAGAGCGGCAAGGGAGTTGGCATCAAGGTTGAGGGACATCATAACCCTACCGGACCACGGCAACGGAATAGCATCCGCATACTTCGCATGGTACTCAAGTCTAGGGTTGGCTACACACCTCTTGGTAAGCTCGACGAACTTACGCTGATCGGCGTAGGTCGCTGCTGCTGTCTGGTCGTCCACAACCCAAGCGGCAGATCCGCAGAGGTCACGGTTAAAGCTGGTCTTGCCTGACAGATAGTCCGAGGCATCACTAAACCCGCCGACCGAAGCACCAATAATTTTGTTGGTGAGTAGGGTCTTACCGTGTCCGGCTGGTCCCAATAGGATCATCAGTTGCCCTTGATCGAGTCGGCATTCCAGCACCGCTTTGTACAGGCGTTGGAACCACGCTAGGAAATACGGCAGCGTTTCCTTGCCGTCACTGTCCTTTGCAAAGAACGGCATGAGATATGAATGAATCCACGGCCAGTTAGCTGGATCTCCATTGTCGGCTGGCTGCACGGCGTTTGCCCTACAGTTGTTGAGGATCTTTCTGCCGTAGTAGTCAACCACTCGCTCTTTGGAGAACACGACAGGCGCGACCTCTTCGACACGGCAGTCGTTGGAGATAGTGAGGATAGCTTGTTCGATCTCCGACACCGTCTGGTTCTTCTTGAGTTTAGGGCTAAAGCCAGCCTTGCGCAGTTCGAGCACCAATTGTTCTTTCGGTATTACCACAGGTCCGCCGTTGAGGAGCTTATAGAATGACTTGCCGTTGAACCAGTATTGGTCTAGTAGAGTAGACAGTTTCTTCTCCTCGTACTGGTCGACGAACTTCTTACCGAAGATCGAACCCCACGACTTGAACCCTGTACCCGCACGGTCTGAGTAGCAGATCATTCCGTCTTCCCGTACCTGACAGCCGTCGCGGTCGATGCCGTCGTCAATCCAGAACAGTGGTCCGCGAGCACCTACGGTAAACTCACCTTTCCATCGGTTCGGGAACTTACGCGCAACTTCCGCTGCAATGTCATCGAGCGGGATGTTGGTTTCGTCGGTCTTGATTGGTGTGTCGTTTGCCGATTTCAGCAACACGGTACGGACAAAGGATATGGAAATAGGGTCCCCGATACGGGTCCAGTCTGCGCCCAACTCAAAGTACTGCGACACCTTCAAGCTGGTCTTGTCGAAACCAGCAAGCAGCATCGATGCTTTGAGCGCGTCACTCAACCGCTTCATAAAGGAGTCGGCAAGTGCTGGAGCGAGTGGAAGTGGCTTGTCAAATTCCCACACAAGTCGGATGTAACCAGACTGAGTTTTGGTACGCCATGTTGGCATGTGTCCGCCCTCGCAGCGGATCTTGAGAGTCTCGTCGATCTTGTCCCAATCGACAGGAGCGTCGAAGTCAGCGACAAATCCGTGTATCTTATGTACTGGATTGTCTTCGCTGATGCGGGCGTTTGGGCTGTCGCCCTCTGCCATAGAATAGAAACAGTGGTCGGTGTTTGCATCGGCGCACCATGCCCGATACTCAGCCTTAGAGGCAAACTGTGGTTTGTTAAATGATAGGGTTGATGGGTCGTCGATTACGGTTACTGTAGTTGCGCGATGATTTTTAAGGTATCTGTATTTCATAAACGTTGTGTCGGTTGATGACGTGCCGACTGCACGGTTGTTGTTTTGGGTCTACACAAGCAAACTATTACTTGGTGTAGTAGTCGAGTACATGTCCCTCAGCGGCGACCGGAATGTCCGGAATCCACTGCGG